CGACAACGAGTAGCTGAACAGACCGTGCCAAAGAATAAGATGTTTGGTGTCCGTGGTAAGAAGTCAAAGCGATCCAAGATGCAAAGGTTCTACACCGTTGAGAAGAATAACCGACGGTTTACGTGTTGGGAGAAACGATTAAAAGTATCATTGGGTGCGTGGTTGTTAGGAGAGATAAAGACACACACGGGACTGATAGAATTTAAGATGGAACGATTCGGTAAGAAGCAACGCAAAGACGTGGTGTTATCAGGTGAGTTTACTGATTGGGTACGACGGTTTGATATGTGGAGAGAGATGTTAGACCCGATGCGTATGGCGTTACCACATAAACCGAAAGACTGGGTAGATTATTACAGCGGAGGATACGAGTCGTTCGATGATCCGTTTGTAATGAACCGACCAAGCAAAACAAACTATACTTTCTTTAGTATCAATACTATTTATACTGCTTGCAACAACGTCCAACGAGTACCTTGGGCGATCAACAAGAAGATACTGGACATAGCACAGAAGTGTTGGGAGTTGGAACGAGTGTTTGACTTTCATGAAGTACCACTTCAACCGTACCTAGAGAACGGAGACGAACGACCCGAAGAGCTTAGACAATGGAAGTTTAAACAAGACAAGATTCGTCGCATGAACGAGTCCAACCGTAGCAAACGATTACAACACGCCAAAGTCATGCACTTGGCTAAGAAGTACAGCGAGTGGGACGAGGTTTATTTTCCGGCTCGTATTGATTATCGTGGACGTGTTTATTATATGCCCGCTTATCTGCACCCACAAGGAACTGATCTAGCTAGAGCTTTGTTGCAATTCGCTGATGGTCAACAAGTTACGGATGAAGAGGACGCGGAAAGACTGCTAGTACACGGGGCTAATGCTTGGGGTATCAAGGGTACACTGATGGAACGAGTAGCGTGGGTAGGTGAGCACAAGAAAGATATACTAGAATGTGCATCTGATCCAATGACGAACGACTGGTGGATGGAAGCGAGTGAACCGTTTGGATTTCTTGCGTTTTGTCTTGAGTATCAACAGTTTACGAAAGAAGGATACGGATACGTGTCACACTTTCCTGTGCGTATGGACTGTAGTAATAACGGTATGCAAATATTACACTTGTTATTACGGGATACACGTCACGCCAAGCACTGCAACCTAGTACCTGACCAACCAGTAGGAGATATGTATCAGTACATTGCTGATCTTGTATACGAACGGTTGAAGGAGCAGTCAAAGGAGAGTTACGTGGCCAGTGAATGGTTCAAGTACGGAGTCACGAGAGCTATGGCTAAGGCTGCGGTAATGAACAAACCATACGGTCAATCGTACTACCACGTCATGTCTAGGTTTCTTACTATCATTGGAGACAACCATCCGTTTCAAGTGGGTGAGGAGATTGACGCTATTAACTACCTGACCGAACAGTTTAACACAGTAGCAAGACAGGAACTGGAGAGTGTTGTCCGTATTCAAAAGTTTTTACGTGGTTGTGCTGATGCAGTAGGTAATCACGTGTTTGAATGGACGACACCGAGTGGGTTTAAAGTGGTACAAGGACTGACAAAAACGAAACGTTTAGATTGTCGTACTATCGTAGGTAATGTGTCCACAATGGTACACCTGTACGATGACATTGATGAGATCGATCCGAAGCAACAACGACGAAGTGTCACGGCTAACTTTATACACGGGATAGACGCAGCTGTTGTCCATCGATTAGCATACGACATGAAGTTTGATATGGGTTTTGTTCACGATTGTTTTATCTGCCACGCATCCAACGCCCGTAAAGTACACCAAGACGTACGAAAAACATACAAGAATTTCTTTTCAATTGACTTACTAGCCGAGTTCAGATGTGAGTTATTGAATCAACACCCGACAGCAAAACTGCCCGAACTGCCTGAACTTGGTGACCTAGATGTTACCGCAATAGATCGAGCCATGTATCTGCTGTCATAACACCGATAAATAAACAATGAGTATACAAGCAAGAAAGAAACACCAAGTAATAAAAGTAAAGGGTACAGCTAAGTACTGCCACTTGAATGAACCTAACAAACGGTTTGATCCTGAGTTTGGTACGTACAGTTGTGATCTAGTTATAGATAAAGACCAAGCTGATATGTTAAAGAGCACGATACGTCCGTTGTACGAAGAGGAGTTGAAGACCGTGCAAGAACAGAACGCTGGTAAGAAGATTGAGCAGAAAGAGTTCCCGATTAAAGAGGAAGACGGAGCGTTTGTTGTTAAGTCTAAATTAAAAGCAGGAGGCAGACGCAAAGACGGTAGTGTTTACACCCTATCAATTGCGTTGTTTGATTCTAAAGGTCAACCGTTGCCGGAAGATGTTAAAGTATGGGGTGGTAGTAAAGTTAACATGGCATTTCGTCCAAGGTTTTGGTACACACCGATGGCAGGGTTTGGTGTATCGTTTGAGTTGCAAGCTGTTCAAGTAATAGAACTACAGAACGGTGGAGTATCTGGCGTAGCAGCTGACGCTTTTGGATTCACAAGTGAAGAAGGATTCATTGCTAACGGAGGAGAAACCCTAGACCAAGTATTCGATGCGGAAGAAACGGACGAAACCGAAGTCACAGCGAACTTCTAATAATCGTTATCGTTCCGGATTTGAATCTAAATTAGCACACCAACTGAAACGTAGTGGCGTTGAGTTCAAGTACGAGACGTTAACTATTGAGTATCAGAAGGTTAGCACATACACTCCCGACTTCATACTTCCTAACGGCATCATCATAGAAGCCAAGGGAGTGTGGACGGTGGAGGACAGGACAAAGCACTTGTTAGTACGCAAGCAACACCCTCATTTAGATATACGCATGGTGTTTCAGCGAGCGAGTAACAAGATTAACAAGAAGTCTAAGACAACGTATGCAATGTGGTGCGAAAAGAAGGGAATTAAATATGCAGATAAAGTTATACCTAAGTCATGGCTTTCACAAAAACGCATGAACCATGCACAGAGTGCGGGAGTAGTGACGCTCTCTCCACCAACGACGACGGAAGCACCTATTGTTTCAGTTGCAACAGTTATAGTGGAGGACGAGGAAAGACCATGAGTGAACCAGCACCGAGAGAGTTCTTAACTGGCGAACCCAAAGCGATACCAAGACGCAACCTGACGCAGGAAACGTGTCGGAAGTGGGGCTACTGGGTTGGTCGTTTGAATGGTGAGGATGTACAGATAGCTAATTATAAAACACGAGACGGGAAACCTGTTGCTCAGAAGGTACGATATGCTAACAAGAACTTCAGTGTTCGTGGTGAGTTGGTCGGTCTGTACGGTCAGCACCTGTGGAAAGAAGGGGGTCGTCGTGTTGTTGTAGTCGAAGGAGAGATCGATGCGTTGAGTGCGTCACAGGCTATGGATAATAGATGGCCAGTAGTCAGCGTACCGAACGGAGCAAGTGCTGCAAAGAAACACGTGGCACAAGCTATCGATTGGTTAGAACGGTTCGAGAAAGTAGTGTTCTGTTTTGATATGGATGATGTTGGACGCAAGGGGGCAGCTGAATGTGCAGCACTCCTGACACCCGGCAAAGCACACATCGCAGAGCTACCACTGAAAGACCCGTCTGATATGTTAACAGGTGGCAAGTCGAAAGAGTTAGTCAGTTGTTTATATGAAGCAAGAGAGTACAGACCTGACGGAATCGTAAACGGTAAGGACTTGTGGGAGTTGGTAAGTAATACTGACGAACACAAAGCAGTACCGTATCCGTACTTCAGTCTAAACGAGTTAACCCACGGCATGAGACTAGGTGAATTAGTTACGGTATGTGCGGGTAGTGGAATAGGAAAGTCTCTGTTCTGTCGTGAGATAGCTCATCATCTACTAGGTCTTGGCGAGACGGTAGGTTATATAGCACTGGAGGAATCCGTCAGGCGTACTGCTCTTGGCATCATGGGTATTCATCTGAACAAACCATTACACCTTGAAGAGGAACAACTGGACACGGAAGCGTTACGTCCTGCGTTTGAAGAGACAGTGGGTAACGGAATGTTCTACACTTACGATCACTTCGGCAGCATGGACAGTGACAACCTGCTGGGTAAGATACGCTACCTGATAAAAGGATTCGATTGTAAATGGATATTCCTAGATCACCTATCGATTGTTGTCAGTGGTATAGCAGGAGATGACGAACGACGATTGATTGATAACACAATGACCAAGCTGCGTAGTCTTGTTGAAGAGACCGGGTGCGGTATGGTGTTAGTCAGTCACTTGAAGCGTGTGGATAGTGGTCACGAAGAAGGAGGACGAGTAAGTCTACACCATCTACGTGGATCGCAAGCTATAGCACAGCTGTCGGACATGGTCATCGGATTGGAACGAAACCAACAAGCTGAGACTACATCTAATGAGACACGTGTTCGTGTGTTAAAGAATAGATTCAGCGGACAGACAGGACATTGTACCACCCTTAACTACGACGGAGACACAGGCAGATACACAGAAGATAAGAACGTCTTCGAAGATACAACAACTAACAACCCATTCTAAAAATTATGAAAATAGATGAAAGAAAAATTATAACAGCAAGCGAAATAGGATACGTAATCTCATTCATGCTTAATTCAGCTGAGATTGAGATGGGTAATCATATATATTATGACCATGAGTGTGGGAACGATAGAAAAATTCCCAAATATTGGAGAGATACTTATAAACACTTGAATTTATTTAACGACCCGAAAGTTTATGACGCTATGTTTAATGCAGTATCGAAGCATTTAAAAGATAACGAAGAGTTACTAATTATGTATGGTCATCTTGATAAGAGGGTAGTCGAGGATTGTAGGGAAAATGTGGAATGAAAACACTATTCTTTGATATAGAAACAAATGCGATAGAGGACTGGTCGAACTTGTCTGACTTAAAGACGGTTCACTGTCTATCTATCTACGATCCTACCACACCTAAGATGATAACGTATCACGGTGCTGGTATACAGAACGGACTAAATGAGTTAGCTAAAGCAGAACGGATAGTCGGACACAACGTGCTTGGCTTTGATATACCTGCTCTTGGTAAACTGTACAGCTTCCATCCACCTCTAGTTAAAGTATTAGATACGATGGTCATGGCTAAGTGTATAGTACCTGATGTACGCAACGATGACTTCTTACGTAACAAGTTTGATAAGACTTTGGTAGGTAGCCACTCGTTGAAGGCGTGGGGATTACGGTTAGACAAACTGACCAAGCTATCATACGGAGAGGAAGACGGTGCGTTTGACGAATACAACGAGGAGATGAGAAAGTATTGCGAACGTGATACAATCGTAACCCAACTGCTGTATGATTATCTGATGAGTAGTAAACCTAGCAGTCAGATGTTAGCTATCGAGCACTGGTTTGCGTACCTGATGAGGTTACAAGAGAAGAAAGGTTTCGCCTTTGACATCGGGAAAGCAGAGAAGTTGGAGATGAAACTGGCAGGTGTTCGTGCTGATCTATTGGATAAACTACAGAAAGAGTTCCCATCTAAACAAGAAGAGATGAAGACACCGAGTGGTTGGTCGTTGGAGATTGAGTGGGAAGATGGACTTGAAATAATCTCAGCAGCAACCAAGACGGAACTAAAGAAGCAACTGAAGAGTCGTAACTTAAAACAAACGCTAGTCAAAGATGCAGTCAAGTTAGCTAACAAGACTAAGACGATACCATTCAATCCCGGTAGTCGTCAGCAGATAGCCGAACGTTTGTCGTCTTTAGGATACGAACTACCAATAGAACCTGACGCTAAGACACCCAAAGTAGACGAAGCTGTGTTGCGTAGTATTGAGCACCCGTTTGCCGAGGTGTTGTGTGATTACTTGTTGGTTACCAAGAGGTTAGGACAATTAGCAGAGGGTAATCAAGCGTGGTTAAAGCTACAAAAGGATGGACGAATACACGGAAGGGTTAACACAAACGGTGCAGTCACTGGTCGTTGTACACATCAGAATCCAAATGTAGCCCAAGTACCTGCTTGTCGTGCTGAGTACGGAGAGGAATGTCGTGATTTGTTTAAAGCAGGAGACGGGTACAAGTTAGTAGGGTGTGACGCAGCAGGATTAGAACTACGAATGCTTGCCCACTACCTAGCTTACTATGACGGTG